CCTTGACAAGCACATTGAAAAGATATACGATACTGTTTATACGAAAGAGATTAAATTTGATACCATTTTATTCGGAAAGAAAATTGATACGTTGGTTATCAACAGAGACAATGCGACAATTAAAATATTTAAGTATTATGATACCATATTTACATCCGTTCAGGTTAAGCGGGATACAATAATTAAAACCATATACAAAGACAGGTATGTTGTAGAGAAGAAAGATTTTGATGAGAGTAACTATTTCGGTAAAGTTTTCATGTGGATTTTTATAATAGTGTTTTTAATTCAGTTATTTATTCTTTTTGTTTTAATTGGTTTGTCAAAAAGAAAGCAGTTGTGAAGATTAGTATAAATGTCAATATATTCAACACATGGGCGTTACCGTTGCACTTTGAGACGGAAAGTGCTTCGGAGTGGATACTTTACGGCGGTGCTGGAAGCGGCAAGTCCTACGCTATTGCTACACATTTGATATTGCAGTGTTTACAACGTAAGTATTTCAGGTGCATTTATTTGCGCAAAGTTCACAGGACAATACGTGCTTCGCAGTTTCTTTTATTTAAAGACATAATCAATAAGTTCAATTTAAACGAGTTGTTTAGTATCCGGGAAAATGATATGTCAATTACATGCGAGTTAACCGGAAATCAGTTAATTGCCGCTGGCTCGGATAAGGTTGAGAAGTTGAAATCAATTCAAGAGCCAAACTGTATATGGCTGGAAGAAGCGACGGAGTTTACCGAGAGGGATTATTTGCAGTTGAAATTGCGTTTAAGAACAACGAAAGCGTTTAATTATATGATACTTTCATTTAATCCTGTCTCACAGCAGCATTGGCTTTGCAAGCACGTTCAGAATACTTATAACAAACGAGTAATTAAAACAACGTATTTAGACAATAAGTTCATAGACGAAGGTTACGTCTATACGATGGAGATGTTGAAGCAGCATGACGAGGATTATTATAATGTTTATGCATTAGGCGAATGGGGCAATTCAAGTCGTGAGTTAATTTATCCGAAATACAACACATTTAATGACCGTTGGCAAGATATAGAGGGAGAATCCTTCTACGGCGTGGACTTTGGCTTTGTAAATCCTACTGTTTTAATTGAGTGTAAAATTTCCGGAAAGAATTTGTATGTACGCGAACTTATTTATAGAACAAACATAACAAATAAAGATTTTATAAACATTTTAAACGAGTTGAAAATAGACAGATACGCTCCGATATACTGCGATAGTGCTGACGCAAACAGAATAGAGGAATTATTTGAAGCCGGATACAATGTTTACAAATCAAATAAAGATGTTGATTACGGGATTCAATGTGTGAAAAGTTATAATATATTTGTATCAAGTGATTCAGCAAACATATTGAAGGAAATTGCGATGTATAAATACATGACCGATAAGAACGGCAACACAGTTGAAAAGCCGTTGAAATTCAACGACCATGCAATGGACGCAATGCGGTATGCTGTTGCAACGCACATGCAGACAGTTGGGGAAAAGAACGAATTCAGGATAATTAAAACTTCATAATATGAAAAAGGATTGGAATAACATCACTATCCGTGAGTATCAGGAAATAGTTCGTATTTCCAACGATGTTGAATTATCTGATATAGAAATGTATGCGAAGATTATCACCGTCTTATACGGCGTGCCGTATGAGCGTGTTATGCAGATGACACCATCGGAATTATTGCATTATGATATTTCATTTTTAAAAACAAAAGAACCGGAGTTTCTAATACCGAAAGCAATTGATATAAATGGAAGGCGTTTCAGGGTGGTTCAGTTTGTGAAAGATTTGAAGACGGGACAGTTTATTGATATGCAATTGATATTGAGTAAGTGCAAAGACGAAGGGGATATGATTGAAAACTTTGACAAGATTATTTCATGCTTTCTTTTGAACAAAAGCGGTAAATATGAAAGCGGTATTGATTGCAAGGATGTCTTGTTTTCGCAAGCATATCCGATACTGTTTTTTTTTACCAAGTTCAGAAAGAAATTAGAGACAATTACCCGTCGGTATTTGGAAAGACAGGAGAAAAGAATGGCGAAGGGAATATTGGCGACGTTGAAATGATGTGGTATCACGTATTGCATACTTTGGCGAACGAGGATATAACCAAGCACGAGCAAGTGTTGGAGATGAGTGCTATTGAGGTGCTTAATCATTTGTCTTATTTGAAATACATGGAGCAATGGCGGAGAAATCAATCAAATACAAAGAAGTATTAGAAAAGTTGGCTAATGAGTTCATTACTAACATGAAAAGCAATTTGCTTTTTGCAATGCGGCAACGTGCTTCGGAAGTTGGTGCAAAAGTAAAGCCGTTTGCATCCACGTTGCAACAAGAGATGGATGTGCAGATAGGTGATGATTTTGTCTTGATAACGTTGCCGTATTACGCAACGTTTATTGAGCATGGCGTAAAGGGAAGAGATAAAACGTATCCATCGGCGAGCAAATCAAAGTTTAAATTCAGGGACAAAATGCCACCGACACGTGTGTTTAGCGGAGCAACGGGATGGATAGCAAGGCGTGGAATAATTGATAGGGGTGATATAAGAAAGAAAACAGGAAAGAAAGGAAAAGATTTGAGTAAAGCAGTAATATCGGCAAACAAATCACTTGCGTTTGTCATTGCACGTTCAATTCAGCGGAAAGGTATTCCGGGCTATCATTTTATAGAAGACACTATGAACAGCGGAATAATTGATAAGATGGTAGATGTGTTGGCGGAACATACGAAAAAAGAAATTATTGTAAAAATTGCATAGAGTATGGCTATAACAATAGTAACAGCACCGACAGTTGTAGGAAATAACAGTGATGATGTGTTTGTTTTTGCGAGCAATAACACGTCTAATAATGGTTTTAAGTTCATCATTGATATATCAGTTCCCGGCATGACGTTTTGGGGACAGCCGAAGTTGCGTTTATTTATCCCACCTGTGGTTGGCACAAATCAGTGTTATTTGAATATATCAGAAATTATAAGAGACATAGTAACAATTCAATTGCCTAATTTATTTCCATCAACAACATACATATTAGCGGAGACAGGGCGTGCAGGAAAGCGTGTATTTATTGAAGTTGGTGAAGCGTATTTCACTACTCCGACGACGTATTCATTATTTCCTAATCTTGCGAATACGAATGCTTACATGTATGTTTTTAGTTATTTTAAAATTGAGGACGTTGCAAGTAATTATAGCACAGGAGGTGTTGATAGAAGAAAGTTAAGAAAGTATTTTCATATTCCATTTAATTTTTTGTGGTGCAATTTAGTCGCAGACGGTGTTAATCTTTCAAGTGGTGAGATATATTATGAGATTTTATTTCCAGCTTCTGCACAAATATTAAACCCACAATTACCGCAGTATGTGCCTGTTTCAGTAAATAATCTTTTGTTTAATGCATTGATTGGAACAACGAAAGATGTTTCACTATCTTTGAGTTTATATGATTTGGTTTCGTATTATTCAATTGATGATACTTTCGTAATATATCAATATGATGACCACATAAATAAGAATGTTGTTATAGGGCTTGAATATGAAATTGTAAGATGTTTGAAAAACGATGGTTTAATGTTGTATTGGGTTAATTCCAACGGTCAGATTGATAGTTGGTATTTTCCGGTATTTAAAGTTACAAGGAACATCAATAAAACAGAGATTATTTTAAACAAAAGCAAAAATCAATATGATGGTTTTCAGTTCGGCGACACCTATTACTCACGTGCTGACTATCAGATAAAAGCCACAAGCACAATGATTGACAATGACGCAGACATGGAAGGTATTGCTGATTTGTTCACGTCTAAATATGTTTGGTTTAATACGTTTGACAATACTAATCTACAACGTTGCCATGTAGTTGATAAGAGTGTTGAGATAAAGAAGTATAGAACTGATAAGGTATATCAAGTAACAGTAACTATCAATGTAGGTTATTCAATAGCGGTTTAATATGCTAATTCAGACCAAGATACTAATGAATATCCCCAACGAAGGTTGGGTACAGTTGGATATTGACGAAAGCACGGTTGTTCCGATTACAAAGAACATTTTTGAAATTAGAGACGTAACAAAGAAAAAAAGCGATTATAGCAAAACGATTGTATTTAAAGGCACGGAAAGAAATAATATTTACTTTGCGAAGGTTTACAATGTTTCTGTTGACAGGAATTTTGATGTAAAGAACGGTGCTAATGTAGTGATATACCGCAATGATATTGAGGTATTGCGTGGTAAGATGTATCTTGTGCGTATAAATGACAATTTCAAATCGTATGAGTATGAGTGTGTGGTGATTGGCGATGTTGGGGATGTGTTTAAAAAACTTGACGAGATAAAACTTGCCGATGTATGGGACAATTTGGATACATTCAATTACACAGACGCAATTGCTGCACAGTTCAATAATCCCCCGTCTCTTCCGTCTGCGTCTTCGGCTTATCCTGTGTTTTACGCATTATTTGATAATGGTTATCCAAGATATACTGCGAGTGCTTCTGATAGCAGGAATATTATCCCGATTGTTTTCACAAACAAAATATTAGAGAAGTGCTTCAATAAAGTTGGTTATCAATTAGACAGTAATAGTGTTATTTACAACACTACTGATTTAAGATTTAAAATGTTTCATTTCCTTGCATTGGTTGCAAGGCATGACTGGCGTAAGATACGTGATTTAACACATCAACAAAATAATTACTTCATTGCAAAGCACAATGTTACGGTATCTACTATAAACGGTAGTTTTTCTGCCGGAAATTATTATAAGATTAACCATAAAATAAATGCAAGTATAGAGACAGACCCCGCTAATCATTGGGATAATACGTTGTATCAAATTTCTTATATTGATGATTTTCTTTTTTCATTGAAATTAAATGCACGTTTGTATGTCAGATTTTTCACGCAATTAAGCACGCCGCCGTTTGCTTTGAACCAAATTGTGGTTGTGCCGATTACATTAAAAATGTACTCACCGACGATGAACGACTCACATGAGGTAAATATGAGCATACCAATGCAATGTGTTGGTTTTATAAGCAACACTATGTATCAAGAATATGAGTTTGAGTATTATTTTGGAAATACAATTTTTCAGCATATTTTCCCGCATAGATTAAATAAAGAGATGTGGATTGAAATTACAGTATCATCAACAGGGCAATTTTATTTAATGCCGCCAGGTGGTACTTATATTCAATTTGACCAATACCCGCCAACAGAAATTTATGCGTATCCCTACAATTATGCGTTTAATTCTACTGGAATAAAAATAAAAGAGTTAATGTCTGATATTACAGCTGGTGAATTTGTTCGCAATTTTATGAAAATGTTTAACCTGTTTTATAAGATTGAAAATGAAAACGTGATAAAACTTGATTCATTTGATACTTTCTATGATTCTGTTAATGTGCTTGATATAAATAAGTATGTTGATTTGAAAACGAAAAAACAATTACTAATCAATGATTATATCAGCAGATATTTGTCTTTTAAATTAAAACAAAACAATTCCTTTGCAGCGAAAGACCATAAAGAAAAGACGGGTTCGGAATATGGAGAAGTGTTGATTGATACAGAATGGATGTATAAGAAAGATAAGAAGGAAGAGACAGTAATATTCAGTGTGCCACCAGCGATATACGAAGGAGTGATTTTATCGCAGTTCTGCAATGTAAAAGATGGAAAGAGAGAGCCGTCAGAATACCCTATATCATTAGTGCTATGGAATGGAAAGTTAGTAGCACCGGCAACCCCACAGCCATTGCTTATAACAGAAGGAGTGGAATATACCAACAGTAATTTGAATAACATATTCAATAATAGTTCCTCATATCCATCAATACAGCCGCCCATTGCTACTCATCTATGGACAAACATTGCACAGTCATCATGGACGCAATTATTTCAGTATGCACAATTGCCTGATTTTGATTTGGTTTTTGATACACCAAAATTAGTTTACTTTCCAACAAATGCAGTAACTAATCGTAATATTTATTATTCTTTCTTTTACAAATTTTTCAGGAACATTTTAGACAAAAATAATTTATTCTACTCTGTGCAGGTTGCTGTGCCTGCACATATTGATTTGCGGCTTGATAAGATATACTACTTTGACAATAATTATTGGATTATTTCAAAAATAAACGATTGGAACGTTAATCATAAAGACCTTGCGACGGTTGAGTTTATTAAAGTGATTGATACAGATATAATTGAGTTCACCACTACGCCTATTGTTGAAATACCGCCTGTATCAACACCGCCAACGGCAAGGGTTGTAAATACTGATGTTGTCAATGTTGATAATGTTGACGCAAATAATGTTTCTGCGAAATTATTGAACATTGAGAAAACGATAAGCATAGCTGGTATTCCAACAAAAGAAAACAACACTGTTAATGTTGCAAATAAAACGTTTGTAATAAACTATACTGATATTCCTTTTACTTTTCAAATAATTGCAGAAAAGTCAGTATTTGCAATAGCGTATCGTGTTACAGCAACATTTAATTCTCCTGTTACTGTATCATTAAACAGCAATTCTCAATCCGTTGGAAATATTAATAGGCATGGAATTATAATTAATTCAATATCTGTTGCGACGCAAGATGATACAATCAGCGTTACCGGCGCTGGGTTAACATCAGGTCAAATAATCATTGATATAATATTTATCTGATATGGCAGACAAAGATTTAACAATTAAAATTGGTGTTGATGGAGGCGATGCAGAAAAGAGCATCGGGGACATCAACCGTGAGATTAAAGAGGCACGCAGGCAGTTGGCAATGGCGGAGAAGGGGACGAAAGAGTGGCAGGAAGCGTTCAAACGGCTGGCTGCTGCGAAGGATGAATTAAAAGATTTGAAGCAAAGTGTTGCTGCGGCAGGTGATAGCATTGATACGTTGCAAACGTCTATTTCAGGCGTTGCTAATGGCTTTCAGGCGTTGTCGGGAGTTATTGCACTAACGGGGAGCGAAAGCGAAGAGTTGAACAAAACAATGGTGCGACTTCAAGCGGTTAGCAACATCACGCAGGCAATTGGTAATTTCAAAGATTTAAATAACGTTTTCGTTGCTATTAAAACAACACTATTAACCAACCCGCTGTTTATCATTGCATCGGTGCTTACAGCCATAGGAGTTGCCGTTTATGAGTTGAAGGATAAGTTTAAATTCCTGACCGACGCAGTTAATGCAGTGGGCGAAGCGTTTAAAACAGTTGGCGAGTTTTTGGGCTTATACTCACGCAAGATTGCAGCGTTAAACAAGTTGAACGATGAGTTAACAGAAAAGTATAATGAGCAGACGGCGGCACTTGAACGACAAAAGAAACTTGCAGAGGCATACGGCAATAATACGATAAGCATTGAGCGGGAAAAATTACAGTTGCAAAAAGATTACATTGCTAATCAGATTGCAATACTTCGTCTCAAAGAGATGGAAGGAAAGTTGAGCGAAGATGACGCAAAGAAATTAGCAGATTTGAGAAAGCAGTTAGGGGACGTTGCTACGGAACAGATTGCGTTGGAAATTAGAGAAAAGAAAAAGCAGACGGAAGAAGAGAAGAAAGAGCATGAAGAACGGTTGAAGCATTGGAAGGAAATTCAAGACAAAAAGAAAGAAAGAGCAAAGCAATTATTAGAGGAAGAGATTGCTAATCTTGAATTTGAGAAGCAAAAGGAATTGATAACTGCGAAAGATAAGTTTGATGTTGAAAAGAGTTTTGCTGAAAAAAAGAAGCAATTGATACTTGAAAGCAATGCATTGACAGAGGAGGAAAAGGTAAAGAAAATAAATGAGATAAATAAAAATATTGAATTGCAAACGTTGCAGCATGAGCAGGAAATATTAAAGCAAACAGATGAGTTGAAGCAGCAGGCAATTCAGAAAGAGTATAATGACAAGTTGCAAACGTTGGAGTTTGAGAAAGAACTTGCTTTGATTTCAGCACAGGATAAATTGAATGTTGAATTAGATTTTTTGGAACAAAAGAAAAAACTAATATTAGAAAGTGAAGCGTTGACAGCACAGCAAAAGAATGATATGCTTGTGCAGATTGAACGTG